TATCATCACCAAAGATTTGAGTTAAACGTGCATCTGATTCAGAGTTTATAACTTCCTCGTATTTGTTGACTTTTTCAGCCAATTCTCGTACTCGGTCATTTAGAGCCTTCGCACTTTCACGCTCGGACTCTAGCCTCTGTCTTAGACGACGTTCTCGACGATTGTCTGTACCTTCTTCCTCTACTTCCTTTTCAGGCTCTTGAGTTTTCGATGTTTCAAACAACTTGTCGATTTTCTGGTCGTTGGTTGGTAATTCATCAAAGAACTTCTGTGTTTCACTTTTTTCCATTTTGCGTTCCCTTATTCAGGGTTGCTAATTTATAATTCAAGCTTGTTTAACGACTAATGCTTTACAAAGTCACAACACTATCTTTCTTCACACGCTTCTCTCTTCTTTCCTTTCTCTGCTTTTTCTTCTTTCTTACTTGCTAGGGCTTTGGATTTTGAACCTTTCTTATACGCATCAATGTTATACTGTCTTTCTTTTGATGGTTTTTTGTTTGTTTCAGTGCCCATCAATGTTTTATATTTTTTCTCTACCATTTTATTCTTGTTAGTTATTAATTATCTTTAGACATTTTCTTAATGTGCTCTCTCCTTTCTTCTAGACTTGTTCGATTTGTTCCTTCATGTCTAGATTTTGCGACCATTTTCAAACTGTTATGCTTGCTTCGTTCATTGGTCTCTCGTATCTCTTTCGTTCTTGGACTTTCCTTTGCCTCATGAAGGGCTTCTGACTTTGCCTTTAAAGGGTGATGTGTAATCGCTTTTGGAAGTCCATGTTTTGCGAACCATTCCTTACTTGCGGGCTCACTCATCATTGCTTTTAAATCTTTGAGCGTTTTCATGTTATTTCTTTGCTTTTTTTAATGCTTTCTTCTTTGCTTGTTCTTTAAAGTACTCTGGCTTCCTATATTCCTTGCCTTCACTCTCTATGTATCTACCGAGCGATTCTTTTATATGGTCTGCCATGTTATTCCTTGTTAAAAAATCTATCAACCTTCTTCTCTGATAATGCTTTGTTGTGTGCTTTGACCTTGTAGTTTCGTACTCCTTGGTCAAATGACGGACTTCGACCTCTCTTGCTATAAACTCTTATTGGGCTATTTGGGTCAATCTTCTTTGCTTCACCCCAACCTTCTCCTGCTTGGTGTCCTGAACCTCTTGGTCCTTTGCCACGGTACACTCTGTTATTTTTGTGATACACCTGCTTTTCTTCACTTCGCTTTCTTCCGATGTATGCTCTCTTTAGAGCTTTTGATTTTGCGGTACTCATTGCTGTACTGGTTCAGGTTGTGGCTGAACTTGGTTAGGTTGTTCATTACCGACTTGAGGCTGTTCCGCTTGTCCCGGGTCAGTCTGGGGGCTCTGGGGCTGTTGCTGTGCCATGAGCTGTTGTATCTTTGCGTTTAGTTCGGGGAAGTTCATCATTCCGTACATCTGGGGGTTGGTCTGATAGAGCCATGCTTGAGCGGCAGTCTCCTGTGGGTCTGGAAAGTCTAGGACTGTCAGAAGTGTTTTTATATCAATAGCTTTCTCTTGCCACAAAGTCAAAGCCTGGTTCATCTTCGTCTGGTCGTCTTTAGGCTTCATTGAGTCTGGTGCAACCGAAATAACGAACTGTCGGTTTAGTTCCATAGCTGAAAGTTCAACATAGTCTGTTGCTTGTAGGTTGCCTGGGGATACTCCAAAGTGTGTCTCATCATAGAAGACGTAATATAGTTGTACCCACTGATTGAATACGTTATCTACAAACTGTTCAAGGGCATCTCCAACACCACCACCAATACGAGTTGTGTCGTGCTGTTCGTTGTTGAGAAGTCCACCAAGAGTCTTTTGTTCTTTTGGAGCAACTGTTCCAAGTCCGTCTGTACCAAATATTGAACGGAGGTCTTGCTTACTTGTTTCCAGTTCGTTGAAGAATGCTTGGTTAAGTGGTTGAGCAGGGAAGTCAACAATAGCTTCAGTGATAGATGCACCAGCTGGAATAAGAACGGGGTGTCCTTTCATCATGGCTGTTGAAGCCTGTTTTGCTGTCTCTTGGTTGAAGTTATTCTCTGAGTAAGCTCGTGAGTTGTTTGAACGTGAAAGGTTATAGTCGATTTGCTCTGTTCTTCGTGTTATTCGTTTCTGGTTAGGAATGTTTTGTTCAATAAGACCCGTAACATCGTGCGGTTGGTCGCCTAGGTTGAATACCGAAAGGAAAGAGTAAGGTTTTTTAGGCGTTGCAAAGTGGTTGATAATCTGTCCTGGTTGTGATTCTTCGTATTTAAAGTTTGGGTTCTTGAACTTGTCTAGGACTTTTCCTTTGAAGGTATAGAAACAATACTCATCACTCCACCATTCGGTATAAGTGATTTCACTTCCCATTTTGCCGTCTACAACAATCGTGATAAAAGCTTTATGCTTAGGGAATAAGTCACAGAGTTTTTTAGCTGTTGTGGTTATTCTCTCTCCAAGTAGACCAATGTAGTCACCATACATATCAATGTACCCATCTGGGTCCATTATAAAATTCTTAATATCCTTGACTTCAGATTTTATGTCTTGTATTTCATTATCCCAACCGTGCTTCATTACACCAAGGAAGTCCATGCTCCACTTGCGTACTGTAAGAGCGAGTTTTCGTCTAAGCACAAGAACATCAGCATGGTGCTGAAGCATTGTCTTGAGGTCTTTAGAAGCCTTGTTGCCCTCTGGTGTGTTGTCTGAATATACAACTGGGTCTGGTCTTGACTTGAGAGCGGCAGGCAAAAATGTTTCTTCTGCTTCAAAGATTAGGTTACTACCAATATGCACACCATCAAGTGTTGTTGAGTTAGGCGAACCGTCTTTTTGTCTTCCAAGATAAAACTGCTTTTGAAGTGCTTGACGTATCTTTATAGCTTCTTCGTAGCCTCTGTATTTAAGTGTAAGAGCGTTAGCGAGGGCGAGGAGTTCTGCATCATCTAAGTCTAATGTGAGTTCGTCAATTTTATCTCCATCTAGTCCTTCTTGTTGGACAGACGCACCTTCGGTAAGCTTATTGAACTTTGATGATACCAAGCTCTGAACGCCTTGAATATTTTGTTCGATGGGGTCGATTGTTGACATATTTTATATATAAAAAGAGACACGAAAATTAATCCGTGCCTCACTTTGTTGTGGATGGCTATTTTAACCACTCCATTATACTATGAAACCAAAAAGCAAGCAACTACACTTTGTAGTGTTCAAGTTTCTGTAAAGAAGCTATTTGTCCTAGACCATCAAAATTGATTGTGAGACTGCCACTCTTCATATCAAAAGCCTTAATACTTTCTAAAAGTTGCACAAAAGCAAAATGTTTCTGAAACTTCACGAACATCTTTGCTTCTTCTTCTGGCAATTCTATTTTAATTAAGTTAATCATCATATTGAAAAAAATCTACCTGTTGGTAATCCATCAAAAGCACCACCACCGACCACAGTAGCCATTGTTTTTTGAAACTTCTCCAAACCAACACGAGCATAGACCGTACTATGAACCCAATGGTCTGCACCTTGTCGCTCCCATTTGAAACCCTTAGTCTTATCTACCTGCCCTGAACTATCTGTCTCCCAGATACGATATATATTCATCCAGTGAGCGATGTATTCTTGCCAGTCGCTTTCTGTTCCATTGAACACCACACGCTTCTCTTCCATTTCTCCTATGAACATTTGAATGGCTCGGTTGCGGTCTACAATAACCTTGCCATACTCCTCACCCTCACCCCAACGTATAATCTCTTGAGTCTTTTGGTCTGCACGATACCAGCATAAGAATACACGCCCTGGATATTTAGACTGTAGTTTACGAATACCAATCAAGTCTCCTCCTTGGTCTGAGACCATAATTGAGCCTGGGAAACGAACAAGCAAGCTCTCTAATTCTGCATAAGGGTCTTTACCTGTTAGGGGGTCTGAACATTTACCGTAATAGAAATACCCTTGCTTGTTTGCGAGTGTGTAGTGAATAGGTAATCCTGTATCTACTCCAATAATAACTCTATCCGTCTGGTCGTTAGTTTTAGGATTGATACACTGAACGATTGTCTTAGCGTTGACTTTGTTTCCACCTCCGATGAAGGGAAGTCCAGCAACGAAGTTTGCAAAGTATTCTGATGTCTTAGTGCGTTTATACTCAGCTATCTTTGAGGCGTTCATTGTAGGGTTGAGCCAAAGAGGAATCCAATAGCCACTCCATGTTCCTGTAGCAGTAGCTTTCCAATCTCCCAATCTACGTTCTTCATCTGTTATTTCTTTACTACACATAGGACAAATAAATTTCTCTTGAGTATAGTCAATCGTGGACTCGTCTAACAATACATCCTTACCACAAGAATGATGTACAAACCACTTCTTCTTATCCGATAAGTTCCAAAATCTATCTACTCCAAAGTCTGGTGCTGTGGGGTTTGAGAATACCCATTTATAACCAAACTTAGAGTGCTGTAAGCGTGAGTCGTATATCTCTAAAATGTTCTGTGGACACTTGTCGTATTCGTCAGCCACGAGCATGTCGGCTGAAATCATAATGGCACTGTGTTCAGTCTGTGCTCCGAGATAGTATATGTAGTTCTCTCCTATCTGCTTCTGAGTGACTGAGTCCTTATCTGCCATTAAAGAACGTATCTCTTTATTCTGTTGAGCCATACGATTCACTTTAGAGCCAACAAACTTCTGCACCATATCCACAGTTGGTAGGATATAAGCGATGTCCATTTTTCTATACTTGGCTAACCAAATAGTCTTGAGAATAGCCATTGTGCTAAAACCAATCTGTCCAGCTTTCAAACAAGCAAGATAAGGAGATTCATCCCAATAAGGGTCTTCTAAGTATCTGTGAGTTCTAAAGTCTAGTTCCTTTCCTGTTTCAGTCGTAATGTTGTTATGTAAAATCCACGCTTGGATGTTGACTGATTGAAAGTCTTTAAGGCTTAACTCAGGACTTATTTCTAGATTTGATGAGTTGTTTAATTGAGTCATTTAATGCTTTGATGTCCTTGCTATCAACTATAGTTTCATTCACCTTGAGTTTGTCGTTACTTTCAGGATTGCCTTCTCCTTGCTTCCATATTGTCTCTTTATCTAATCCATGTAAAAATTCTTCTTTTTCATCATCTGTCATCGCTGAAAACTTCATCTTTACGTATTCTTTAAGAGAAGTACCCTTAGTTCTACCACTAGGATTACCACTTTGACCTTTCTTATACTGCCAAGGTTTTAGCCATTCTCTACTGTTCTTATCCTGTTCCCCAGTATCATTATCCATGTTTTTTGTGAGGGCAAATACCATTACCAATCTTCTTACCCCAGTTGCAATTCATACATAGAGTTTGATATTTTGTTGGAAATCCCTGTTTCTTAACTAATAAATATAATTCTTTACCAGACTTCCTATCTCCATTTGGATTCTTATCTAAATATCCATCATTATCAATATGGTCTAGGCTTAGAAATTCTTTAATTGTTTCCCCACAGCATTTACATTCCCAACCATAATGGTCAAATATTTCAATTCTTAACTTTCTCCATAATTCTCTGGTTCTTTTATTTACACAGAGTCTACAATCAGTTCTTCGTCTTTCAATATTGTATGTATTATCAAACCTAACTTTAAATTCTTTTAAAGGTTGTTTTATTTTACATTTAATACATACAATTTCTTCCATGTTATTTCTTCTTTATACTCTTAAGTTCTTTAGCTTGTTTCAACGCTTCAGATTTTAGACCAGCTTTCTTCAATTCAGGTATTATCCTCTTGTGTTCTGACATCATTTCCTTCTTATTGACTTTATATGTTTTCATGTTCCTTTTTATTTAACTCTAACCAAAGGTTTGCTACTGCTTCTTCTGGGGTTTTTCCTTCTCCTTGCTGACTATTCTGTTCATCATCTAAAAATGTTTGTGCCACCCATTTAGTGCTTTTAACAGAATTATGTAACCAAGCCATTTCATCTCCACACGCTTCTATGAGTTCACTTAATTCAGGAACAAAAACATAATCTTCTCCCTCTATTCCCAAGTCTTTATCAGTAGTTACTGGGGTGTTATCTTTCTTTACTGCTTTATAAAATTTTGGTTGAAAGGGAAACCCTGCGTCTTTTAACTTTTTAGCTAATGTATAGTTCATGTTAGAAAGATTTAATCATTTTCTTAATACCTCGGTAGCACACACCACAAAGTTCTGACTGACTTGTCATTGTTTGTTTAGACTGAGGCACTTTATACTCTCTTTGTTTTATTAAGAGTCTACGGTGTTTACAGTTTTGACATTTTGCAAATAGTTTAGTCATGTTATCTTGGTATTTGTGGTTGTTTAATTTCTGGTAAAGTAACAACTGAACGAGAAGTGAGTGCCGTTCCTGCGATACTAATAGCGTTTGTGATAGCGTTCTTAACAATTAAAGCGGCATCCCAAACATTCTGGTCTATCATGTCTTGTTTTGTATGTGTTTTACCTGAGTTTCTTTCTATATGAGCTTCTGGGGCGACACAAGCAATATAAAGTATATCATTATCTAAACCCATACTTGCTTCAACTAAAGCGTGACCTCCACCAACAACCACACCTCCATCAAGTGCAAGCCTACTAGAAGCAATAGCGTCTAATGCTTTCTTTGACTTATATGCCAACTCTGTGTCTGAGTGTGAACCCATATTAAGTATCGCAACTTTTGTCTTTAGCCACGATACTCGTAGATTCATCTGGTCATCTGTTTTAGCCGCCTCTTCAAGTATTTTAATGTGCTCTGAAATATCTTTAATACCGATTACTTTAGTTTCACCCGTTCCGTCATAAACATTATATGTACTTACTATTTTACCACAAGTTCCTAAATCCTCCAATTTTACGTCTTTGAAAGTCTTACCTTCTTTACTGTCTACAATGGTTGCACCTGTCATAACAGCAAAGTCTTCATATAACCAAGGCTTCCAAAGAGTAGGGGACTTGATTATAAGAGTCTTGATTGGTTGAGTTTCTCTTGTGTGAGTTTTAGCTAATCGAGTATATGCTGGCATTTCTATATCCTCACAATAAATAACCAACTGTCTTTTACCAACTTTAAGCATCTCTTTAAAAATACCTTCAATCTGGTCTGCATCTGTAATCTTGTCCTTTGTAATGAGAATTAAAGGATTTTCCCATTCTGCTTTGACTGGTTGGGAACCCATTGGACTGGTAACAGAATAAGCTGAGAAGAGTTTAGCCCCTCGCAGTTTAACTCCTTCGGTGATTGTGTAGGTGTCTTCTGGAATATCTTCGTAGTCCAATTCAATGTAACAATCCTTGCCGAGTTTTTTATATATCTCTCCGATTATCTTTCCTGTCTCAGGTCGTTCACTTGAAACCGTTGCCACAGCTTCTATATCGTCAATGGTGATTTGTTTTGTTTGTTCATCAATATACTTTAGAATTAAAGGCAAACAAGCGTCTAGAGCACGTTTTTTACTCATTGGTGTACCTTCTACTTTCTTGGCTTCTTTGAATATAGCCTCGGTAAGTAGCATTGTTGTCTTACGTCCATCTCCTGAAAGTGCGTCCTGTTTGTTTCCAGCTTCCTTGATTATGTTCGCTCCGATATTCTCTACTGTGTCCGCTAGTTTAATTCTGTCTACAGAAGTCTTGGCGTCATTGGTTACTCTGAAAAAAGGATATACTTGCTCCTCTAGAATTGTGTTTGAACCACTAGCTCCATAATTATGACGAATAACATCTACAGTCTTTGTTATTCCTGTGATGATTTTATCTGAGGCATCATCGCCTGTAAAAATATTATCTATACTCATATTTAAATCTTTTGCTATTAGGTTGTAAAAATTGTTTCAAATGATACGATAGATATACTGCGTTACTTACCTTCTCTGGGAAAAATTGTTGGTCTTTGCATTTTGTACATCTCTCAAGTAAACCTCCTTTAATTTCTTTGACTATTTGGTAGTCGTGCATACCAACTACACATTCGCTGTTATCCATTTTCCTTGAATTATTTTTTCATCATTAGTAACTACCCAATGAGTTTTACCTTCTGGGTCTAGAGGAGTTTGATTACAGCCCCAACCTTGAAAATAAATAATATCGCCGATATTTACACCTCCACTTATTGTCTGGTCGTAAGCATGTCCTAACGCAATAACTTTTCCAGCTTCAATTAAACTATCTTTTTCTTGAAAAATAACTTTATCAATTTTGAGTGGCTCTATTTCAAAAGTATTTCCTAAGGGTTTAAACATTTTCTTGTTTTAATTCTTCTTTTAAAGATTCTATGATGTCTGGTTCTATTATTGTAGCTGGTTTCATTGCCGTTGGTATAGAAAACCCAACATTACCTGTTTTATAAACTAATTCAGGAATTTCTATTTTACTGAGCTTCCACAAATTACAAACACGTTTTAGAATGTTCATTATTCTTCTACTATTTTGTCTTTATAAGGTGATGCAACAGACTGATACTTTTTATCTACAATCGTAGCGTTTGAGATAGTTGCAAATATTCCAGGAGCGACAGGAACATACTGAGGAAAGATTGAATGATATACCTCATACTTTTTCATCAAATCTTCATAATCTTTTTCAAATGCCTTCGACCTTTCTAATACATCTTTTTGTTCTTCAACAGAGAGTTGTCTTTGTTCCATTTTTTTATGGGTTACTATTATGCTTGTAATCATAACACGGAGTCTTGACTAAGAATATGGGGATAACTCATTTATTCAACACACTTATCTTAACCTTTACCAATATCTCTTCTTTTGAATAAACATCTATCTTATTACGTTGCGACATATCATAAACCTCCAAAGCGGACAGCTTCATGTTTTTCTTCTTTACTATCGCTAGAGCTATAATGGGTTTAATTTTTGACATTTTCTTTGAGTTCTTTATTTTCTTTCAAAAGTTCTAGTAGAGTATCCAAGTAAATAACACATTTTGTTGCTGGTAAAGGTTCTTGATGTATTTTAAAAACCATAACTGGTTCTCTACCTAAACTTTCTAATTTTTGTGTTTGTCTCCACCATTCTAAGATAGCTGGTCTTTTTTGATTTTTACATTCAATTCCTATATTTTGTCCGAGTATCATCAAAGAAGTCCAAATATCTGCTTTTTCTGTATTAGTAGCACCAGAATTAAAAGACGGTCGGACATTATTATCTAAACCCTTTACTCGTATTTGTTCACAAACGTATTTTTCTAATATTTGTCCTTTGGTGCGAGTATTCATAATGTTTTGTTTTGGTATCGGAGGATTATTCACTACATAATTATATCGCTCTTTTCCCCTTAGTCAAAATGAGTTATCCACATCATTCATGCAGACATGAAAATATAATGATAAAATATATACATGGACATTCGTAATCGTTGTAAAATATGTCTCCTCAAACTCGGTTCTCCTTTTTGTGTTTGTGATATTAACAAAGAAATTTCTAATATAAAAAATAAATGTGTTGGTTGTGATAAAGATTTAAATCTCAAGAAAGTAAAACTCGGTAGTAAAAACTGCCAGCATTTTGAGTACAAACCAATGACATACAACGAGACTATTCAAAGATACCTAGACCGTGGTAACTACTGTGCAAAGTGTAACAATAAAAAACTACAGCCTTATGATAAGGATTTTTTACAGAAGATTTTAAAGAAATAGTTATGCACACCCCGAACTTGTTTAATTCA